GATTCTGGTGAAAAATTCTACACAGGTCAACAAGTAGTTTATCGTTCTGATTCTCTTAAACCTCTTGGTGTTGTTGGTGAAAACTTCAAAATTGTTCAACCAAAAGAAGTTTTGGAATTCTTCCGCGATTTAACTCAAATCCATGGTATGAAATTATCTGTTGCTGGTTGTTTATTCAACGGTCGTCGTTTTTGGGCTACTGCTGAAACTGGCCGTGCCGCAGAAATTCTTCCTCAAGATGAAGTACGTGGTCAATTGTTATTAATGACTGGTGTTGATGGTACAATGTCAACAACAGCAAAGTTTGTTTCAACCCGAGTAGTTTGTAATAACACTCTTCAATTGGCTATCAATGAAAATGGTGGTCGTCAGGTTCGTAAGACTCACCGTGTTGATTTTGACCATACACAAGTTAAAATTGACTTAGGTCTTATTGATGGGGCTTGGAACAAGTACATCGATGATATGAAAAAATTGACATTGGTCAAAATGAATGATGACCAAGCATTCAAATTCTTCAAGAACTTGGTAATTCGCCCAGAAGATGAAAAGTTTGATAATGGTATGTCTCGTACTACTATCAATACCATTGATGATTTAATGAATCGTTTGCGTAATGGTATGGGTTCAGATTCTGGTCGCGGCACTGCTTGGAATGTTCTTAATGCAGTAACAGAAAAATATACACACGGAACTGCTCGCCGCGAAAGTAACAAACAGTTTGTTAATTCTCTATATGGAAGTGATTCTGTTATGAAAATGAAAGCAACTAATAAGTTACTTGAAACTGTATAATAATTTTACAATTATTATCATTTAATATATAATTATCAAAATCAAGAGGATAACCACCACCCTCTTGATTTCTTAACCGGTGGATTAATTATGGAGACAACATGACAAAGAAATTATCTAAACAGGCTTCACTTTTAGCATATTTGCAAAAAGGTAATACTGTTACATACAAACAAGCAAAAGCATTATTTAAGTTAGCAGAACCATCCGTTGCTGTATCTCAATTGCGCCAGCAAGGTTATTGTATCTACTCAGAAAATGTTATTTTGAGTAATGGTCGACCAGCTGTTTCTTATCGTATTGGTGAACCTACACGTGAATTGATTGCTGCGGGTTTTGCTGTTCTTGGTTCTGGCCGCGCCGGTCGGGCTTCTAAGTAGTTAAAAATGGGAGGTGCAATGCCTCCCTCTTAAGGAGATTATATGAACAAAATAACATATGCTCAAAGTAAATTCAAATCAGACTTAGCGGAAGTTATTGATGAAGTTACGGATATGCTTGTTGCTAAGAATGAAGCTTATGGGGATTCTGCTTTGAATCCTGTTCGTATTTTTAGTAAATCCGATACACTAGAACAAATCAATGTTCGTATTGATGATAAACTATCAAGACTTACTCGTGGTGATGAATCCGGTGAAGATGTCTATAAGGATTTATTGGGTTATCTTATTATCAGAGAAATTGCTAGACGTAGAATTGACAAAGATAAGTTCGGTTATAATCCATGTTGATTTTACAAAAAGGTGTTAAAGGTATATAATGACTACATACTATTTACAAAAACCAGTTAATCCAGAATATATTTGTGGATTTATAAATTATAATCCGTATATTGATTATAATTTAAACAAAAAACATGAATTAATTAATTCTTGCGAAGCTGAATCTTGGATTGAGGCAAAACAAAAGTTTAATTATCAATTAACTAGTTTACAACAACTAATGATTAAGGGAGAATATAATGAAACTATGGCGTAAATTAGCAAAAAAGGAAGAGGACGGTACTAGAACTGGCCGCTCTATTAAGTATCAATATCAAATGATGGAACAAATGTCAAAGTTACATAAGAAATCTTACCCATTATTGGATAGTCTATTAAATAAAGCTGGTATTGTGTATGTTCTTACTGAAAAACAAAAATTGGCACTTAAAACTATGGTTGAAAAACAAAATCAAACTGAGGAATAACATATGAAATTATCAAAGGAAACATTAACTAAACTTAAAAACTTTGCAGAAATTAATAATAATCTATTAGTTACAAAGGGTAACAAGATTAAAACTGTTAATGCTAGTAAAAGTCTTTTAGGTGAAACAGTAATCACCGAATCATTTGATGTTGATGAATTTGGTTTCTATGACTTGAATGAATTTTTGGGTATTTTGTCTTTATTTGAAGACCCAGAATTAGAATTTTTTGATAAGTATGTTACTGTATCCGAGGGTAAATCTAGTATCAAATACTTTTCGGCTAGTAAAGACATTCTTGTTTACCCAAATAAGGATATCACATTCCCAGAACCAGATATTGAATTTGAATTGAATGCTGAATTAGTAAACTCAATTCGTAAGGTATCTTCGGTTCTTAATGCAAGCAATATTAGTATTATTGGTGATGGTGATGAAATTAAAGTAAATATTGGTGATATTAAGAATGCAACTGCTCCTGCATATAGTTCCGTTGTAGGTACTACGGATAAGACCTTTACTGCAATTCTAAAGGTTGACCATTTTAAACTTATGCCGGGCGCCTATACTGTATCTTTGTCTAAGAAGAAAATTTCTAGGTTTTCTAGCGGTGAAAATGTTTATTACTTAGCGGTTGAAGCTGATTCTAAATTTGAATTTTAAAGGTAGTATTATTATGAATAATGTGAAAAGTGATGAATTTTTGTGGGTTGAACGATATCGCCCACGTACTATTGATGATTGTATTCTACCTGCATCAATCAAAGATACCTTCAATGACTACATTAAGCAGGGAGAATTACCAACCTTTCTATTAAGTGGTACTGCGGGCGTAGGTAAAACTACCGTAGCGCGAGCACTGTGTGAACAGGTTGGTGCTGAATATATATTCATTAATGGTTCTGATGAAGGTAGGTCGATTGATATTCTTCGTACTACTATCAAATCATTTGCCTCTACTGTATCACTTACTGATGCAAAGAAAATGATTATCATTGACGAAGCAGATTATATGAATGCAACATCGGTTCAACCGGCATTACGTTCATTCATTGAAGAATTTAGTAACAACTGTCGATTTATCTTTACTTGTAACTATGTCAATCGTATCATTGAACCACTTCGTTCTAGATGTGCTGTTATTGATTTTAAAATTGATACCAAGGATAAACCGAAACTCGCCGGCGAGTTCTTCAAGAGAGCAATTGATATTCTTAATAATGAAAATGTAGAATATGATAAGAAAGTTGTTGCTGAACTTATTACCAAGCACTTCCCTGACTATCGTAGAATTCTAAATGAAATGCAACGGTATTCCATATCAGGTAAGATTGACTCCGGTATTCTAGTCAATCTATCCGAAGAGTCATATAAGGAATTAATTGGATTACTCAAGGAAAAGAACTTCATTGATGTTCGTAGGTGGGTTGGTAAAAATTTAGATACTGATTCATCTTCTCTGTTCAGGAAACTATACGATGCTTCATCGGCTGTTATGGAACCCAATAGTATTCCAGAATTGATTCTTATTATTGCCGGATATCAATATAAGGCAGCATTTGTGGTTGACCATGAGATAAATACCATGGCATGTTTAACGGAAATCATGCGCAATTGTAAATTCAAATAGGATTATATTATGGACTTTCTATATTATGCTTTGTTATTTTGTATTGTTTTTTGTTTAGGTTGGTTTGCAAGGGGTGCATATCTACGAATGGTGTTAAGGTATCTTCTTAAAGAAACCGAAACACCTACTATTGCTAAAACTATAGTTACTTTAGATATTGTTGGTGATTCTATATTTGTATATGAAAAGGATACAGGTAAGTTTTTGACACATGGAACCTGTTTTGAAGAAGTGGTCACTAATCTCAGTAAACTATATCCAACAAAAAATTTTACTACATACAGTGAAGAACTTGAGAAACTTAGAGAGTTGGATGTATGAAACCATTTGATTACTTGAATTCGGTTAACCATGAAAAACAAAATGTAATGGTTGATGATTTATCTGAATCTGAATATAAAGCTTTTATTGTTAATAGAGGATTGAGTTACTTTCCTGACTCTATAATGTATGCAAATCAGATGAATGGATTTAATCACCTTGATAATAAACTTCAATATGAGTTTTATCTACATGGACTACCCAAGAGGAAAAGATTTAGTAAGTGGTCTAAAAAAGATGATATAGACGATAAAATTCGCGCAGTTATGGATTGTTATAAATATTCACACGAAAGAGCTTTGGAAGCATTAAGTATTCTTTCCAATGAACAAATAACAATAATTGAAGAAAAGATGTATAAAGGTGGAAGAACATGATTGAAACTGTGTATTATGACTGGAATCCAGAATCAATGCTGGAAGTGACTTTGAGAGAACCAGACGATTTTTTAAAGATTAGAGAAACATTGACTCGTATTGGTGTTGCGTCCAGAAAAGAGAAACGCTTGTATCAGTCGGTTCATATTCTACATAAGCAGGGTAGATATTATCTGACCCACTTTAAAGAATTGTTTGCTCTTGATGGTAAACCTTCGGATATCAGTATTAATGATATTGAAAGACGAAATGCAATTGCTCAATTGCTACAGGATTGGGACTTACTAAAATTGGTCAAAAAGATTGATACTGACCCATCAGCTGTATTGTCTCAAATTAAGGTAGAATCCTATAAAGAGAAATCCGAATGGGAACTAGTACCAAAGTATCA